GGATTTTGTCCGTTATAAATTCCCATATATCTCTTGCATTATGCTTTACAGTTGAATCAAATCCTATGGAACACGCAACAGCATTTGTGGTAAATGAATAGTTATTCCAATCCATTTTTGAAAGAATTTCTGTATTTTGTGTCCATTTGATATGTAAAACATCATTACGAATATAAGCAACCCATATTTGTTCATCACCCTTGCCAAATCTCGGGTGACAAACAGCAACATCTGAATCGGTAATCCCTGCCGCTTTTACTATCCTTGATCTTTCAATAAACTCTTTATCCCGAAGCGGAATATCATGTCTTTGAATTTTCATTTGCACGGCAGGATTGGCGTTATTATCAAACGTTTGTAATTGCGAATCAAGCCTATCCGCGAGCGTAGTGTCTATATTTATCATTCATCCACCACCTCTTTTACAATCATTGTAAATCGTCCTACTGCATGTCCATCTTTCCATTCTTTCCATGTTACATCTTTTTCTATATACCCTTTAATGTCCTGTCCGTTCCACCCTGAGATCGATAAAAGTGCTCCATTGTTGGATGCATTATCCAAGGCGTCTTTATCAGCCGATGTCGGACAATATACGCTAACTGTACGCCTATGTGTTGCATCTCCTGTAGTTTGCACGTAAGGAGTCCCATCGAGAGCAATATTTGTAACTTTTTGTGATGTATATTTTCTAACGCATTCAATAACACTACCGATTGTATTTGAGCCATAAATCAAGTTAGCCATTATTACCCTCCTGCATATCCATACATTCTTTGATCTCGTTCAAGTTTCTTGGATAACTCGTCCATAGTATAATCAGCCACTCCCACAAGCTCACCTTGGTTATTAACGCCTTTTACTTCAAGTGTTCCACCGATCTGCATTTTCATTTCCTGCTTTTCTTTTTCGGTAAACGTCTTGTCGTTAGTGTCGTAAACACCAAACGCATTTGCAAGGTATTTCATATATTCTATATCGCCCTCGGCTACTGCTTCCTGCCATTTTTTCTTTTGGCTTTCTCTTGCTTGCTTCATGCTTTCTTCTGCCCTAGCTTGCTCTTCACTATTTTCGATTAGCTCAAATATCCCCTCAACAATATCTGCTAATGATTGGAATACCTTTATACCATATTCTTTTACACCGTCAAAAGCCCTCTTTAATGCTTCCCCGGGTTCTGTAAATAACAAGCCTATTCCTGCAAAAGTTTCACCTACAATATCTATCATACCTCCAAGCACTTCTCCAAGGTCTATGTCTGTAAATAGACTTATAATACCACTTGCAAGACTACCAAATCCTACGAGAATAGCCTCGATAACTTTAGGAAGAGCGGCAATAAGTCCCTTTATAATCTCGGGTAAATGTTTAATCAACTCTCCAACCATATCGATTAAAGCATCGATTATTATAGGTAGATTGTCGATTACGGCATCCATAACTCGATTGATCAAATCGGGTAGAACATCCACAATTACCATTATGATCTCAGGAAACGCCTGCGCCAACATAACAAGTAAGTCTGTAACACCTGCAATTAATTCAGGTAGACTTTGTTTTAATGCTTTTGCGATGTCCTTTATGATCTTTGGCAACTGCTTTATAATTGGCTGAAGTATCTGAGGTAACATTTTAACTATACGAGTAATAAACTGAATAATGCCTGTCACCATGCTACCCGCGTTATTAGCCAAAAAGTTTGATGCCATATTAATTAGCATTAAAATGGTATTTTCAACTGTACCCGCTATAGATTTTAATGTTTCAAGTACCCTCGGGAAAACGTCTGAAATAATACTTGGAATTCTGTTGATCAACTTTGGAATTAAAGTTTCAACTAATTTCCCGATACCTCCAAGAATTTGTTCAATTCTCGGCATAATATTATTACCCGCAGTGATCAACGATCCTACAAACTTATCGACTAAATCTCCAAAGGGCTGAGTATCATCTGCAATACCAACTAACAAATTTTGCCATGACGCTTTCATGGCTTTAACTGATCCCTCAATTGTAGATCCCGCTTCATCTGCGGTTGCTCCTGCAATTCCAAGATTTTTCTGTACAACTGAAATTGCATTAGCTATATTAGCAAACGATAAATCGCCTTCCTTTACCGAGATGTTCAATTCTTTTTGAGCATCTTTCATTTTGGAGGCTTCTCTGATTAATCGTTGCATTTCTTCTTTTGTACCACCATACCCGAGCTTTAAGTTATCAAGCATCGTATAATTCTGCTTCGAAAAACCCTGATACGCATTTTTAATAGATTCAATATCCGTACCAAATTTGTTAGCATTATCCGACATATCTTGAATAGCTCGGTCTGTTACTTCTGCCGCTTTTGCTGTATCACCTTTTAAAGATTGTATAAGGCTTGCCGAAAAACCCGTAGCAAGCTCCATATAACTGTTTGCATCCATTCCTGCAGTCTGAAACGCTTTTGCCGCGTTATCCTGCACTACTTTGGCACTATCTTTAAATAAAGTTTCAACACCGCCTATTAACTGTTCATAATTAGCATATGCATCGAGTGCAGACTTTCCAATTTTTGTTGCTACTCCCGAAGCAAGCGTTGTTCCTGCGGCAACGGCTTTACCAATTATACTAGTAACGCCGCCTATAACTTTACCCGTGGTGGATATACTAGACTTAAGCTTCGAGCCAAAACTCGAAGCTTGTTTCTCGGCATCATCAAGTCCCTTGTCATATTCCTTCTTATCAAGACCAAGGACGGCTCGTAATGTCATCGCATTCAATCCCATACTACCTCACCACCAATCCTGCGTTTTTAATTACGTCCATTGCTATTTCGTCACCCGAACGCTCCTCCTCTTCATGTTTTTCAGGGCTTATTATATCTATCCATCGTTCCGTAGATGGAATCATTAAATGCTCTGCATTTTCATAAAGGGCATCGGTAACAAAAATGCGGTATGCCATTCCTTTTTGGTACTCAACATACCTCGCCATGACATACCGCATAAATGGTTTTATTTTGTTTCTATTTCCTCTGTATTCTCCGTAACAGAGCCAAAAGACGCGTCCGAAATCTTCAAACCCTGCAACTCGAAAAAAGCCGCTATGTTTTCATCATTCAACATCTCTAAAAGTTTAGAAGGTATTTGAACAATGTTAACTTTATAGGTTTCAATCGGCTCTCCATCAAGCACCGCAAACATTTTTATAATCGCGGATTTATGCTTTTTTAAGATCACCTTTACTAATTCTGCCTTTGGTTTCGATGCATTTGCTTTGACTTCTTCGTCCTTGCATATTTCCATGATCGGATCTATCATATCAGCGATCACGTCAAGAGCATCTTCGTTTTGGATTTCGGATAATTTCCGCATCTTATTCCTCCTTAACTGTTACTGTAGCCTTTCCTGCATGAACGGCTTTATTTTCATCGTCAATAATTGCAACGACAATATCAAGACCTGTTGTCGAAGCAATTTCTGTGCTTCCGTCCCAATCTGTCCATGCGCTACCTGTAAGTACCGATCCTTCAGACGGGATTATTAATCCAACGCCTGTCTGATATACATAAGATTCATCTGTACCTGCAGAATCGCTACATGTAACCGCAGTTTTTCCTGTAGTGGTAGATGATGCAACGGATGTTACATTCATTTCGTAATCACCGCTCTCAGATTCTCCTTCCTTAACGTAAATCTCATAAGGAACTAAATCCTGATTATCTAAGCTGTAATGAGCTGTAAATGTGAAAGCAAACTGACCTTTTCCCTTATCGTTGGATTTAATCTGAAATCCACCTGTTGATAATGTGTTCAGCATGTGAATTGCAACGTATCCACCATTCTGAACTCCATTTTTATTGGAATAATCGCCAATCCACCATAACTCCTCAAAATCTGAATCAACGAGATCTCTACGAGGTTTAATGTGAGTAGCATCATTGGGATCTATATCAGCCGCACCAACAAGTTTTCTTGCCACACCTGCGGTTACTGTTACAAGTGTACCTGTAAGAGTGGTTTCTTCTTCGGTCAACTTCTTCAACTCTTTTGTATTCTTCGGGCAGTTATCAATGTCAGCTCCAAAATCCTCATAAGTAGGATTAGAAGCAAAGGTCAAACCGCCTGTGGTAGCGGCTAAAACCTCGCCAATAGCACCTGTGGCAGGATTGAAATAATCCGTCACGATACCTGCATTGAGCTGAATCTGCTTGAATGTATTCTGCGGAATTTTTGTATATTTCATTTATTCCATCCTCCTAACTAATAAACTCAACTTCTAAATTGAGCACTATACGTCGTATTGTATCGTTACTTACATCGGATAATCGTTGAGCCCAAGGCGTCCCCATTCTTACCCAAATCGTACCATCGTCGTAATCGAGGTTTACACCTCCATTTTTTAAGGCATTTTCTATTCGATTTGCAATTTCTGTTACACTCACCCATTTCATCGATCTATCAAAGATCGACACTGTAGCCGAAACGGGATAATCAAAAGATCCTACAGATACCGAATATGTTATATAAGGCAATTTTGCATCGTCAGGAACTGTATTTTCATCATATGCTTCTACACCAAACGATGACCAAAATTTATGTAAAGCTTCATATTTGTTCATCCGTTAACGTCCACTCCTCTGCTAAAACCTGCCTCATGTTCAGACCTGCTGTTGAAGGCGTTTTCTTGTCTTTACCATTCGATAAAACTCGAAAAATCGTCCCATCCTCTTCGCGTCTAATTACATCATGATACTGTAACATATTTGGTCTCTCGGTTGTGATTGTATACATTCCAACCACTCCCTGTTTTTCAGCTACCCTTGCCTGTAATGAGCTATCTTTTACTGCAACCGCTTTAATAGTAGCCCCGTCTGTCCACTCGGTACTATAACCTCCCATGTCATCAGAAACTGTACGCTTATCAATGATTGTAAAATCGCTCATTTGACTTGTTAACAAACTCATCCGATTTTCCTCCACTGATTAAGTTTAGGTCCAAACGCACTCCACCAAATCGGATGTGAATTCGAGCCACCATCCGATTGGTATCCTGCGCTCTTTGTATAGGAGTATCCTCCAAAACTTTCGGAGTTATATGGGGACATTACCTGACTATCGACACCGCCATACTTAGCAACCCATGCCGCGATTTCATCAACAACTTTTAAAAGAGCAGGAGGAATTGCAAGAGCCCAAACTTCACCCTCAAATTCCTCCGAAATTAGATGGGTTTCAGGATATTTATACACTCCGTCATTAAAAACCGAGCCTACAATCCTAAAATATTGATTGTTCTGTAAAAAGTCCACATCAACATTTCCATCATGTATGTTAAATTTTCCTCCGTACACTTCTTTTATAAAAAAGTTGTGTATATACCCAAGAATCTCTTCTAACATGCTTTTCCTCGCGTTTTCTTTGCCCTTCCTTTGGCTTTTGTAACCTCAGGCGTACTGACAGCCGTCTCTGTTTTCAGAGGCTCTTCCTTGACTTCAGAAATGCATTCCTGAACGTCCTGTGTCTGAATTATCAACGGAACACCTCTTCGATTATTCGATGATGCCAACTCGTTAATTCTCTGATCGGATACCGTCAAGCCTTCGCGAGGGAATATATCTCCCCCGCGATAAGCATGACTACAATCTTGGAGATCAACGAAAGGTCTTATAACCTTATATATCATGCACCTGCTCCAACTGTAGCAACAAAGAGAGAATTAGGATTGTAAAGTACAGGCATGAAAAGTGCCGAAGCCTTAGTCCAAAGAACTGCCGGATCCCATTCCATCTTCTGTGAAATGTAAACATAAGGTGATACGCCCGATGCGCTAGCCTGCAGAAGCTGACCATTATCAACCTCGGGAGGATTGCCCCATAAGCCGATACCCATTCTGCCGTTAGGATTTGTAGCAAAGAATGTAATCTTGTCAGCAGGGTAATATCTCTTCTGAGTGATAATAGGCTTGCCGTCTTCGCTTAACTTAGCATCTGCACCATATGTAAGATCATTGATGACGATTCTGTTGATACCAAACTCCTCATTGAGGTAGTTATTTAACGCTGAATTAGAAACAAGAGCACCAACACCGATGTTTCCGTTAATTGCCTTCTGAATGGAAGCATGCTTACGGATCTTTGAAATGTTCTGCTTAGAGGTAAGAATGCCTGAAATTACAACGCCCTTCTTGGTAGCATCTTCGATGATCGCCTGAATCTGCTCGGAAATATCATCATTCTCACCGAATGTGATTGTGTAACCAAGCTGATCTTCGGGAACGCCGTAATCAACGGTAAGATCAAGGTCATTCTCCTTGATAGTTACCTTACCTGTAGCCATGAGCTCATTCTTTGCAACCTTTGTACGAGTTACAACCTGATCTGCAAGACGGATACCGTCATTGATCACGTAATCATACATCTCATCGTTGCGAACACCTGCACGGGTAAGAGCTCTCATACGCTCACTCTGATTGATCTTTACCTTGATTAATCCCTTCTCGATATTGTGGTTATCAATCGGGATTCTGATTGTGGTATTTGCCTCTGAATCGAAGCTGTGGAACTGAGCCATCACAGGAATCTGATACTCACTTCTAATAGACTGCCAAGCCGCGATCAGGTTATTTGTCTTATCGTCTCCGAAAAGTCCGTCAATAGGATCATTAGGTCTGTTAACCCTGAATCCCATGTCAAGCCATTCCTCCTGAGGAATGAATCCTAAAATATTGTTTTCAAATCTAGGCATTATTTTATCCTCCTTCAATTAATAAGGTCTTGTAACTGCAGGCTCGCTTACGAACTTAAATCCAAGTGCCTCAAGTGCTGACTTAGCCGCACTTGCAAGGCGGACATCAGATTTCTCGTAGTAAGTCTTGGTCTTATCGCCTTCAGTATCATCGGATAACTCGTATCCGCCTGCGCCGTCGCTCTCATACCAACCCTCTTCAACAGGATTAAGAACAGCCGCATAATCAGAAACCGCGGTATGGTCATCATCATCGATGTAATAGGTCTTTGAAGTATTAACTGTTTCGTCTGTAGAATCAGTGTAAACATACGGGCTCTGCTCTGTGCCTGCTCCGCTTCTTTCCTGCCATCCCTGAGCCTTAGGACTTACAAGGTCTTTCAGAGTAACTGAATCATAATCAGCACCTGTGATTGCAAGTCTATCCTCATAAACCTCACCCTTGGTTACTACAGATCCGGGCATATTGCCTGTGCTAACATCAACATCTTCGTATGCAATACCAATTGCATTTCCATCATTGGTAGGATATGCTGTACCCATGGGCACGTACTTTCCGCCATTTGCCGCGGTCTTTACAAGTGCGCTATTGCTATTAAACTGCTTAGTTTTCCTTACACATTCCTCATGAGCGAGGAAATACCCGGGCGCATATACCTGAGATGAAGTATCATTCTGAATAAATGACATTGTTATTCCTCCTTTACTTTTCCGTATAAGTTTTCATAATATTTGTTAGCAAGCTCTGCCGCCCTGCCTGTTCCGCCTCCGTCTTTGTTATCATTCTTCGGAGGTGTTTCAACGCCTGCGCCTCTTGTTTCCTTGCTAACAATAAACCCACTCCAATCGGTCTCAATTTTCTTTTTGAGATCCTCGGCATTCTCAAATTCACCCTTGTCATTGAGTTTTAAATCGGTAAGACTTGTAACCTTGATGATCGAATCAATATACTTATCTCCGACCTTGCAATCTGAAAGAAGCTTGGTATAAGCCGTTTTGATCTGTGCCTGCTTTTCCTTGGTTGCTATGTCGGTCTTGTACTTCTCGAACTCGTCATGCTCCTTGGTGTACTTTTCCTGCCAATTATTGTCTGCGACGTCCTTTTTCAGGGTGTCTAATTCTTTTTGAACTTCAGCGAGTTTCTCTGCCTCACCTTTAAACTTGTCCCTATCTGCTTTAAGGGCGTCTGTTACGTTGGTGTGTTCCTCAATTACGGCACTGATCTGCTCGTCCGTCAGATTCATACCTTTTAAGAATGCTCTTGTTAATGCCATGTGTTATCTCCTTTTCTTTGGACAAATTCTTCTGTCTACGAGATTTTTGAGTAAGTCCTTCTACTCTTACTTTGATTATAACATATAAAACAGATGTTTGTCAAGTGGAAATCATATGTTTTCCAACTTGTTGCAGGTCTAAGTGTGTTGTATTGTATTGCATCCACCCGGGAGGGTGGGATGCAATACAACACCAACACATACTTCAAGACCGCCGATGTTGCAATGTTGTATTGCATGTTGCATAATACAACAACCCTATTGTCCCATACCACTGAGTTGATCATTCAGTATCTTCTGATATAATCCCATATGGTCCTCCAAAGCAGGTCTTATAAATGGTCTTGGGCGTACATATCCTGAGCTTATCCCCTGACCGTGTTCAGAAGTAAATTGCTCCCAAGCAGGCGGAACTTCGAAATAAGGACCTGTTCCAAGCTCAACATATGGCGCATACTCTACGTTACTGCCAATAATCAATTGATCTTCCGTGACTTGGTGAGTTATCGAATTTCGGAGAGTGCCTCCTCGGTATCCCTTTTTACCCGTACTTTCGGGTGTCCCGACAGGACACCGCCCCTTTGCATATTTCTCCGCTTTTATACCGATCATTTCAAGGGCTGTTTGAATTGCCTCGCTCGCCGCTTCTTTAAACTGATCGGTGTTATCTTCCATCGAAAAATCCCAACTCATGTCTCCACCTCCTTTTCATAGTGTGGACACATTGCATAATCCCACACTATGTCATGTGGCTTTCGAGTAAACTTATCACACGTCATATATGTTGATCTGTCATAAGTTACTCCCATTATGATTGCAGGCTTCAGTTTGTATTTACATGTTGCACATAATATATCATCGGGTGGATTGACCGTTCGAAAATCTTCTACTTCATATCCGTCTTTGCGGTTGTTTGCCATATATATCACCTCCCATTATCTATTATAACATGTCAATAAACACTTTGTCAATATATTTATCTGTTCTTAGCCTTTTCATAAAGATCATCATACCTGTGAGGATCTTGACCGATCAAATCAATATCGAGGTATATCTTACCCCAACTGTCTTTTTCAACCTTTGTGATTACGAAATCCGAGTTACGCTGAAGTAATGTCTCTAACTCACCTCCGAAACTACTCTGCGTCTGTATACCATCCCAATTGATGCCGTAATGACCTCCGCTGAACGCCGAGAATGGCTCACAATACAATGCCTGAGTGCCTGCAGGACAATATATATTGAGAATACTACCGCTAAAACCTTTACCTTTGGCTGAGCCACATGACATGAAACCCGCGTCAGAAATGGTTTTCCCAAGTAATAACTGTTCAAGCTCCTCCTGAGAAGCATTTCGAAGGGTTTCTGTAGGTATCCCGACAAAATTAGAAAGACCACTTATCGATTCAATACCACGTTGTAACCATGTATCATTTTGCATATGTGATTTTTCAAGCAGGTTTGTAAGATCATTAATCATGCCTTCAGCATGCTCTCTATCAAGCGCAACATTTCCGATACCTACAGGATTGCTCCAAGAGCCGTCATATCCTCTTGTAGGTCTGTTAAATTTACCTGAGCCTGCAGTGTATTCAAATGCCGCACGTTTTTCTCCATGCGTTGCATTTCTCCAAACTTCTCCTGCATTAGCTCGAAATGCGTTGTCTGCCTCTTTACTTGATTGCGCCCATATTGCGGCATCTTTACGTCCTTGAGTATAGGCGTCTTTATCAAATGTTTTGCTATAATCAGGCTTTGGTTTCAAACTGTTTGCAAATTTTTGTGCCTTGGTTTTCTCGGTAAGTAACTTGGAGTATTCCTCACCGTGCTTTTCAAACTCCTCCAATAGCTCCAGTTTATCGGTCATGCCCTTAACCTTAGCCTCTGCATTTACATATATCATCCACATGTTATCGAAGTCATCTTCATCCATATCAAGCGACTCCATAATTTCTTTTACCTTGGAGTCCTCGAATGCTTGCAGTTTATGTCCCGAATGTTTTGAAAGGGCATTCCACAACTCCTCACCCGCTTCTTCATCGGGAGCGATATCATCATAGAATTCCTTTTTATATTTGCTTATATGCTCTTCATAATATTCTTTCTTGGCGGAAATAGAATCTTTCTTCTGCTCCCAATCAGCATACGAAACGGACTTACCATACCAAATACCCTCAAATTTCTTATCCGCACCCTTGTCTTTGATTTCCTGCTCAATTTCATCGAGTTTCTTTTTGGCGTCCTCGTAATCCTTCTTCTGTTGTTCTTCCTCGGAGAGTTTCTTTGTTTTAGCCTTTGCTTTCTTTGCTGAGGCGGCGGATTGCTGAGGTGTCTTGCTTGGTTGAAAGTCTTTTCCATACTTGGCTTTATACCACTCTTTGTAGGTCATATCCTTTACGGGTTTCCCGTCAATATTATCGTATCTCTCAAACTCCTCGGGATAATCCTCAAGATCTCCTACAAGTGTGCACCTGCAGTTGTAAACCTCATGGGGAGGTCCATCAGGATCGCCCGGATATCTACAACCATTTGAGAATTTTTGTGGATGCCACTTGTCGCCAACTTTAATCGTCTCCCCGTCCATCGCCGCATGTGTATCACGTGTACGAGCGTCAAATGTTGCCATCCATTGTTGAATTAACTTGATACCTTTTGCCTTGGCGTCTATAAGACTTTGTGATCTTCCTGCATTCTGTGCTCCCGTCATCGCTGTTCGGGCAAACGTCATAGAAGAATTTTTATTCTGCATGCTCAAATTTTTGGATATCCGGTCCGATATCTTGTCGAGGCTCTCGCCCTGAATGATTCCCTGAGTAACCGCGTTATTAAGCTTCTTCTGATTCCAAATATAGTCCTTTTTCTCGTCGATCTTCCACTCGGGCAGGAGTTTGGGATCGTCTTTAATCAGCTTAACTACAGTTGCCTCGTCGTATATACCAAGACCAAAATTTATACCCGCGCCATGTTCAAGACCATATGAGGTGTAATTAGCATTGAAGGCAAAAACATCATGAGATTCTCCGCTAATTATCTTTGCCGCAATTTGGTTTGACTTCATGATTGTTTTTGTAATCTGTGCTTTTTTAAGCTTCCATTGATCACTTTGGAACACCTGACCTTTTAACCAACTATCATACTGCTCCTGAGTAATCTCCCCGTCCTGCAGTTTCTTTGTATATATGGTGTTTTTAGTAACAAACTTACTTGTAAACTCGTCCATCTTCTTTGAGATGTCCTGATATGCTTCGGCATATACATCTTCAATATTTTTGGTGAGTTTATTGATCTTCTTTTGTGTATAAGTCTTTCCTGCGTCCATAGGTTATCTCCTATTCGATCACGGTTACTTCTTCCTCTTCTTCAGGCTCTTCGTTTTGTTCGAATCGGCTTTGTGATTCTTCGTCCCTTCTTGCAAGAACATTTGCTACTTCATCAACGGAAATGAAAGGAAGCTTAGAAAGTACCGTCTCGTCATCTAAATAATCAGACGCAAGCAGAATTGTTTCGGTCTGCTCCTTCTGATTGGAAATACGATTTCTTTTAAACGTGGGATTATCTTCAATACCAACAATACCCAAAATGCCCTGTAGGAATTCATTTACCTGATATTCAAAGTCATCCGCCTCTTCGTCCATTGGCTGATACGCCGCGTCAATATGATCGTTTGTTGCGCCTGCCGCTACCGTATGTACATCTAATGCACCGAAATCCTCATAAATTCCTGATCTGATTTCATCAAGATATTCTTTCCTTGCTTGATAAGGTATCTCCTGAGTATATGGTGTAACTTTTGAATTATCGGTATCAGCAACGGCAATATGATTAAACTTGAGGCGTGATCTGAACTTCTCTAATTCTGTGGGATTCATGCCCATGCAGTTTTCGAGTATCCAATAAACTTGCGCACAATCGGTTAAATCGTTTGCAAAGCCTGAGCGGATAAGATCAAATGAATCTATCTTCTCTTTCATGCCTATAAGCGTGGATTGTTTAAGGTGAGATCCCCACATAGGTATGATCGGGAGATCGCTGTAATTTTCTTCTTCAATTGCTTCATCTCCGCCAACTTCGGTCCTGCTTACTACTTGCATGTATGCTCTTTTTGCCTGTATTTCTTCAAAATCAAATCCAACCTGCGCTTTGGATTTATACTTGGTATAGCCATCCCTTTCGTATAACACAGCAACCGTGGGTTTGTTTTTATCGATTCTCCAAAATCTGATACCTGCCCTTAACACGCCATTATCTTCATCCCACAAAGGAACAAATTCAGTGATCGGGAAAATGTATAACCTGTCTTTATTCCAAAAACCAAAGGTTACACCGTGAATCAAGGCATTATATCCTGCCTTTTTCAAATCAATGTCAAATCTATCTCCGAAAAATTCCTTGGTCTCGTCAATGGTAGTCTGCATACCATTCTGATCTTTCACAATTCTCTTGTGATCCGTAAACTGTACACCATTCCCGAGAAGATAAGTACACCTCTGAGTGTTTAATCTGTGGAAGAAATTCGAACATAATTTGTTGTTTGATGCCGTAAAGTCCTCTACAGGTGTACCCGTTAATGTAAAAATCGTCTTTACATAGTTTGTAATTGTTTCATTTCTCTGATGATCATACTCATCCGCACTCTTAGCCGTAAGATAGATGTCGCTTTTCATGTGCTGAGTTATCGCTTCGGTGAGTGCGCTTTCGATGCCTTCTGACATCTTCTTTTCAAAATCCTGATATGTGTACATTTTGCCTCCTCCTAGTATGTTTTAATAGGCTTAACAAGCCTCATTGTGTTTACAAAATAACGTTTCGAATCCATTAAGTGGTCCGCCTCTTTTACAGGTCTTTCGTCGAGTGCCTTAGTATCCCATACATATCCCTGCACTTCTTTTCTCCAATTTTTACATCGGGAGTGTATCTTGATTAATCCTCTCCGCATAGCCGTAGAAGTATTACGAATACCATTTGACACATCGTTATCTGCAGGGATCACCTTGAAATATCGTGATCTTTTAATCAAAGCTATAAATGATGCCGCAGAGGGATCTATAATTACGGGTATGCGCTCCAACCATTCGTTGCCCCATGCATCAATTGTCTTGTGTTCCTCGTTGAATTGTATACGTTCCTGAGCAAATAATTCGAGCATCTGCATATATTCATCATCGGTCTTTTGAACTCCTGTATCTCTCCCTGAGTAATACAACTCATCGGGAGCATACCATGTATCTCCACGTTTTTCCCATTTAAGAGCGGCAAATGGATTTGATGTTCCGTAGTCTATCGAGATCGCAAAATCGGAGATTGGCTCGGGAGGATTTTCCGTATATATTGCGTCAAGGAAATTTGGATAAATCAACCCTTCAGCTAACGTCCAAGCTCCGAGAATGTATCTGTCAAACCATACTGAGCCCGCATATTCAGCTTCAAGTGCTTTTACGTATTCTTTCGGTAAAAATGGGTTGTCATAGATCGTGTAATTCTGACAGTATATATCAACTCCTCGTTCTGCTGAATCGAGAAACTGTTTAAACCAATGATTGGGGCTTGATGGGTTTGTGGTAATGTCTGCTATTGACCAAGGGAGCGATAATCGGGACTTCAACATTTCAAACACTTCCATATTTATATCCGTTGCCTCGTCAATTGCGACATATGCTATCTCTGATCCTCTGATCTTAGCTACCTGCCGTATGTTGTCCGCGCCAATACAGTAAACTTTCTCTCCAAGAATTTTGGCTATATTTTGGGAGTTTATGCTTGAGGCTACTCCGTCACCATATATATCGCGCATTGGTTGCAGGACGTTTCTTTCTATATTCGCACGTGTTGCCCCAAGTATAACTCTAAGCCCACGGAGGTTTTTACGTTCCATGAGCCGCGCGGGTATGCAGTACGAGATCTGACAGTATGATTTTCCTGATCGTACTGCTCCGCAGGCTACATTCCATCTATGATGCGCCTCGCGGATATATTCTGCTTGTTTTTTCGTTAACTCAAATTGTGTCTGCATGTTGCTCCACTTCTTTTTTAAAAAGGAAAGCAAGCTCTCGGATATGTCTCCGACGCACGGAGACGCCCTTCTTTTGGCTTCGAGCGGTCTCTGCCGTCCAAAAGCACCCTTCCGTCACTCGAAGCCAAAGACGAGCTTCTTTTTTAAAAAGGAAACGCTACTGCTCGACGATTTCTTCAGTAGTCTCAATCTGCTTGCTGTTTCCGTTTTCAGCAACCTCTTTCATAGCAACAAGTATGTTCTGTACCGTCTCAACATACTGAGTCTGCTCCAAGGGCTCTTGTACTGCTCTCCACCTTCCGGGTAGTTTGTTGTAAAGATAAGTAAGGATCGCTTTTACATCGGGAGGCATGTGCTTTTTGTACTTCTTCGTCATGATCACATCGCCTTCCACCAATTCCCAAACTTCCTCCCAATAGTCATATCCTGTGGCTCTCTTAAGTAAAGCTTCCTCAACCGTCATATCCACAAGATCTTTAGAATTATTAAGAACTTTCCTTAATTCATCGGATTCTTTTAACCAATGGGAGAAAAAAGCAGTCTTACCAACGCCGATATAATCTTCTACAATTTTGGTTGTAGATATACCTTGCCTTTTCCACCCACCAATTAGTTTAAGACCATTATCAGAGAGCCAAAATGCCTTTCGCTCTCTCTGACCTTTGAGATTATCAGGGAAATCAACATATGCCATATATGCCACCTCCTATATCTATTATACCACATCTGCGGTCAGTTGTCAAGATGTCCATTGGCAATCTCGGCAATATAATAATTGGCTCTCTTCCGGTATTGAGCCGCTCGAATATATCCTGTTGTACTGTTGTGTTGCAGGCGTTGTTGTGTTGTATTGTGTTGCAACATTAAGAATGTTGCAATACAATACAACACGCAACCAAACGCGGTGTTGTATGATGCAACAAATGCCACGAAGCCCGTACGGACGGGCATTCTGACGTGTTGCATACCCTTGCGTTGCATTCGGTGTTGTATTATGCAACACGAGAGGGTTGTTGCATAGTATGCAACAATGTTGCAACAATACAACAACAAACGTTTGTTTGCTGAAATCGAACACACGTTTTGTGCAATTTGCACAATCGAGGATGCTAAACTTTGTGCAATCTGCTAATTGACAAAAGTATATTTTCCATGTTATAATGTTTTTAGAAACAAACAAAACACACCACCACTTCAGACAGGGTGGAACACAGAAAAGGAGATCACAATTATGAAGAACACAAACGCAAACAACGGACAGGCACAGATCATCGGAATCGAAGTTAACGGAATCAAGTACACACAGACCAGACCCGGGTACTACTACAAGAACGAGAACGGCAAGCAGGTAAGAATCCCGAAGAACGAGTGGGAGCAGGTATTTGCTGAGTACACTCAGACAGCAAGCGATAACGCAGATCAGGACGCATGGCAGGCAGAAGCAGACGCAGAGAAGCAGGCAAGAGAGCAGAAGCAGGCAAACGACGACAAGCAGGCAGAGAAGAACATGAACAAGCAGGCAACCAAGAAGGCAAGCAAGCCTCGCAAGAGCAAGGACATCGCATTCGAGGGAACGTTCGAATACGCAAACGAGGAATTCCACATCACCCTTACTGCAAAGCAGGTAAAATTCATTAAGAGGATGCCCGAGGATGACTTCTACGAGCATGGACTCGATAGCACACTTTGGATAGACGTTTTCTGCGACACAATCGCTGACGAATTCAACCCTATGGCAGTTGGTGCAATGGTAAGCACACTCCGCGAGAAGAAGCTCCTCGGAGTAGACGTGCAGAAGATGAACGGCAAGAAGTGCAAATACTTATTCTTCACCGCACTTGGAATGCAGGTAGCAAAGGAATTGGGGCTCAACTAAGAGCCTCTTCCTTTTTAAAAAGGAGGGCTGAGATATGGCGGACACGACAGACAAGAGTTGGTTTGAGATATGGTTTGAGGATATGCAGAGCATAATAGCAACAATGCAGAGAAACATGCAGGCGGACATAGAAGTCGGGTACAACCCGCAGGGGCACTGCATTCGCAAACAGCAGGTGGAGATCGAGGAAAAGCAGAGAATATTCGACCTGCAGATGGAGCAATTTAAGTACATGGAAGATGCAAAAGTGAACAGATGGTGTTACTACGACCTGAAGAAGAGAGGAGCGATTACATGATATACGGAGCAATAGCAGGAGATATAATTGGTAGCAGGTTTGAATTTGATATGCCGAATTGGAGGAGGGACTTCGATCTCTTCACCGAGGAGAGCAAATTTACGGACGATACAGTGATGACCGTCGCGATCGGTATGGCATTAATAGATATGCCCGATGACATAAAGAACGAGCGGGCGTATAAGAAGACGTTCATACAGGAAATGCAGGGACTTGGAAGACAATTTCCCGATGCAGGGTATGGCGCAGGATTCGGGGTATGGCTGAAAATGGACCACCCGCAACCGTACGGGAGCTTTGGAAACGGCTCGGCGATGAGAGTATCGGCAATCGGATGGAAATACAACGACCTCGACAGGACAAGACAGGTAGCGCGATGGAGTGCAGAGGTATCTCATAATCATCCTGAGGGAGTGAAAGGAGCAGAGGCAACAGCAACTGCAATATGGATGGCGCGAAATGGCTTCTCGAAAGACGAGATAGCAGAAAAGATGATCGAGGAATTTGATTACGATCTGTCAAAGACAGTAGATGAGTACATAGTTGAACATATGCATGACGAGACGTGTATGGACACAATGCCGAAAGCATTAATGGCATTCTACGAGGGCACGGACTTTGAGAGCGTAATCAGGAACGCGGTAGCGATGGGAGGAGACACGGACACGATAGCGGCAATCGCAGGAAGTATAGCAGAGGCAATGTACGGAGTGCCTGACATGATCAAAACATCCTGTTACCGCAGGTTGACACCATTGTTAAGACGTATGGTGGACCTCATTGAAGACAGCGAAGAATAACTATTGTCAAAAATATACTTGACAAAATGGCATTTGATGTGTTATAATGTAATTAGAACAAATAACAAAGTTGGTGACCTATCAGACGACACGGGGAGAATGGAGATCATATGAATAATCAGAGAATTTTTGTTGACAGATCAACTACATGGCATGCAATCGGTAAGAGCGTAGAAGAGTGTAAGAACATGGAGCAGGTGCTCAAGGCGAGCGGACTTGACTATGAGGTAACTAAAGAGCCGATATCCTTACTCGGCAGTAACAAAGCGATTCCGAACAGATTTGTAACCTGCAGACCTGAGAATGGTGGACTTAAGATATACGACGTAGTAAGCGACAAATATCAGATCATACAGAACAGAGACGCATTTGACTTTGTGAACTACATGGGCGATGACTTCCAGTTTGAGAAGGCAGGCGAGACAAAGAGTGGCATGGTTTACATCATCGGCAAGCTCCCCGAAGTAAATATCCTTGGAGATGCCTTTACACCACACGTAATTTTCCGCAACGGCTTTGATGGAAAAATCAAAATCACAGCCGCAATTACACCGCTCCGCTTGGTGTGCCAAAACCAATTTAATTTCGCATTCAAGAATGCAAGCAACGCAACCACGATCAGGCACGTAGGCAACGCAGAAAAGAAGCTTGCCGAAGCAAAAGAAATCCTTAGACTTTCAGCGGACTACATGAGCGAATTAAATACAATGGCGGAGCAATTCGCAAAGATCAAGATGAACAAAGACCGCCTGCAGAAGGTAACAAATCTCCTCTTCCCGTTGCCCGAGGGCGTTGAAATGAACGCATACAAGCGCAAGCATTTGGAAGATCAGAGAGCGGCATTCCTCAAGGCTCACGAGGCAGAGGACAACGCAAACTTCAGAGGCACGGCATGGGGACTTGTAAACGCCTACACGGATATGATCACCCATAAAGAGCCTGCAGGCAACCGCGATGACAAACTCGAAGGTAAGTTTGTAAATACCACCTTCAAGGTAACAATGAATCCGATAATCAACGCAATCGAGGCAGTGGCTTAACAGCCACTCCTCACCCTTGGAAAGGAGATCACGACATGGAAGATAAGAATAAAATCAGGGATAAGATCAAGAAACTGTTAGCATTGGGGCAATCACCGAACGAGAATGAAGCGCGGGACGCGATCTTGTTAGCACGGAAGCTCATGATAAAGCATAAAATGTCCGAGGCAGATATCACTGATCATGATGCAAGCAAAATGGTACATCAGACCTGCGACATCAAATGGACCACCGATTCGGGTGAGATATGGATCACAGACATTTGCAGATTGATATCCGACAACTATTGTTGCGTTTCCGCTTGGAATCATCAGCACGGGACGCGTACTTATAAGCTTGTATTAACAGGAATGGAGAACGACCTGCAGGTATGTAAAGATGTAATCGAATACGCGGTTGGATTTGTAAGAGGGCGGATAAAGATACAGCAGAAGAAATACTTTGGAGATCCCAAAACAATAGCAACCTCATACGCAAAGGGCTTTGTATCGGGACTTGAAATGGCATTTGAAGATCAGGACGAAAAGGAGGAGCAGGAAAACCAAAATTGGGCACTCGTGGTACAGAAACCCGAAGAAGTACAGAAATACGCTGACAGCCTCGGGAGCAGGAATGTGAAAACGCGGAAAACCCAATTTGATCCCTTGGCTTATATGAAAGGGCAGAATGACGGGCGCAATTTCAGCGCAAATAAGGTACTGCAAGGCACTTGACAAAAATACTATTGACAGGATAACGCATCCTGTGTTATAATAGTAGCATAGGGCAGGGATTCTAACCCCTTTCCTTGCCCTTTCCTTGGCTTTGAGAGTTTCTAATCCCCCTGAAATACGTCGGAATAGTCTCAAAGCCAAAGGAAATACCAAGAAAAACGCGGGAGATATATGAGAAAGGAGATCACAACATGAAGATCACAATGAAAATGGAAAAGGCAACCAAGAACACAATCAGATTTGAGGAGCAACTTGCGAATGAATTGGACGCTCCTAAGCTCGGCACAATCTACATTCCTAAGAGTACACTCGGTGAGATCGGATGGCAGGAGGGAAATCCGATCACCATTGAAATCGAGGTGGGCTGAGACTATGTGGTTAAAAGTAGGAACGAGTAACATGTCAGGAATGGTCCAAATCACCAAATATAAATGTTCGTTATGTCGTGACCGCTTCCTATTTGTCAATGATGACGAGCCCTTCAAATCGCATTATTATTTCTGCCCCAATTGTGGGGCAGATATGCGTGTAAGGGATACGGATGAGGAAAGCTGTTTAACGTGCATCCACTACGGCGAGCAGTACACGCCGACGGGATCATTCGAATACTGCGAAAGGAAACAATCGTTTAAAGGAGTAGAACTCCCGAAGCATAAGTGCGATAAATATATTAGAGATAAGGAGATAGAGA